TAATAAATATTATATTGGCGTAACCACTCAAGGAGTAGGCGCTAGAATGAAAAAGCATCTTTATAAAGCTTTGAGTGGTTCACAATATAATTTTCATAAGGCGTTAGCCGAATTAGGATTAGAACAATTTACAGTAGAAGTTGTAGATTCTACAGACGATCTTGAAAAAGCAAAGGAATTAGAGAAATTTTGGATTGAGAAATTACATTCTAACAATTCCGAGTATGGGTATAATAGTGATTGTGGTGGGGATATAATGTTCCACACAGATGAAACAAAGGCTAAGATATCCGCAGTACACAAAGGTAAAGATATGTCTAAATTTTATAACCCCGTACTACAGTATTCGTTAAATGGTAAATTTATTTGCGAATACAAAAGTGTAACAGAGGCAGAAGAAAAATCTAAGATTTCAAAAGCTTCTATATTGCGAGTAATACGTAAAGATATAAAAACCTATTCTAAAGTAAATCCGTATATATGGGTTTATAAAAAAGATTATCCATCAACACCTTTAGAAATAGATCCTACAGACTGGAAACCAAAAACTAGAGTAAGAACAGTATCTGAAAATTTCCTTAAAAGGAAAGCAAACTTGAAAAGAGCTGGAAAAGAATTTGGTTCTAGAATTGCTCCAAAAGCTGTAATACAATATACCAAAGATAACGTATTTATTGCGGAGTTTCATAGTATATCAGAAGCAGTAAAACAGACTGGAATTTGTGCAAATACGATAACTAAATACTGTAATGGTAGTAATGATGAAAAATTGAAAGATCCTAAGTTTCTGAAAAAGATAAAATATATCTGGAAATATAAAGAATAAAATACTATGGATATTATATTAAAATTCGCCCGTACAAATCCATGGGCTGGAATAGCTAAGTATAAGAATTGTAAAGATTATATCAGTACTTACTGGACAAGATCTGGTAATAGATATACTGGTTTAACCCCAGAAGATGCTAGACGTTTGGAGAAAGAAATGGGATATGAAGAAGGACATTTATCTCCACAAAGTGGATTCTGGAAAACATATGCAATCGGTTTAGGCGCAAGAGATAAAGTTTTACATACGGAGAGGCCTGAAGATGAACTTGCATATTTATTTTTAAAAGGACACAAAAGAGTAGCAAATGGAATCAATAATCTTAAACCTACTCACGATTATGTTCTTGTAAATAAAGAAATTGAAGCTGAAGAAGCTAACAAAAGAAATAAAGCTAAACGTGAGGCATTCTCTGAATTTAATAAGATGTCAATTGAGGAAATGCGCAAATGTTTACGCTTATATGGTCACAAGACTGATAATATCAGTAATGAGCTAGTTGAAAGTAGTTTATTTGATCTTATTGAAAATAATCCTGACAAGTTCTTCTTGATTTGGGTAAACAACAAAGTAAGAGATACTCAATACATTATTGAAGCAGCTATTTCAAAGAATGTAATTCGTAAGTCTAAAAACATCTATTACTATGGTACTGACATCATTGGTAGAAGTTTAGAAGATGCTATTGCTTCATTAAATGATAAAAAGAATCAGGATATCAAAATGACTATACTTCAAGAAATCGAATCTAAGTAAAAGTAAACATGACAGTATTAGAAGCACATATAGCATTTAAGATTGAAGCAGATAAAAATGCCGTTAATATTGGTATATCTGGTTGTCCATCTTTCTTACCTGAGGAAATTGATTATTGGTTATACACAGCGTATCTAAGTAAGATAGCTACCAAAGCTACTGGGAACAATACTCTTAGAATACCATTTGAAGGTAATGTAAAAAGAGTAGCAGACTTAGAAGGTTTAGTAAAAACTGATAAGGGATTGTCTTTACTAAGTGAATCTATAAGTAATAGACTTACTATGAATAATTTCAAATCTAGTATTACTTATGGTGATGATACTCAAGATAAGCGTATGTACTTCTTAGAAGGAATTTTACATTTTGGTAGTAATAAAATAGCTACAGTAAAACTTATTAGTCACGAACAAGCTACTAGATTCTTAGAAACTTATAATAATAAACCTTGGATTGAAGAACCTGTAGCAATACTGGAAGATAATAAGTTAATAGTATTTATAGATAGGGATCTTATGGTAGGTCCCTATACTATAGATATTACTTATCTAGCATACCCAAGAAAGATTAATAATCAAGATATTACGTCTACTCTAGATGAAATTCCAGAGTATATGCAATATGAAGTAGTTAAATTAGCTGCTGACATGGCAATTGAGAATATTGAATCTCCAAGAACTCAAACACATCCACAGTACGTAGCACAATTATCAGAGTAATATGAGTAGTAAGGAAATGCAAATGGAATTCGAAAGACGAATTCAACTTATTAGCCCAGATCTTATTATAGATGAGAAACCTAACTCTGATCTTATATTTTCAATACTAAATGAAGCTCAAGATAGGTATGTAATGATGAACTATGTTGGTGACGACCAAATGGAAACTGAAACCAATATACATACTAGAAATACAGATTCTATTAAGAGTTTATTAGTAGAAAAAGAGTTAACCGCAACAGGTACTACTCTTAACGGTTTCACAAGATACAGATTACCATATGTACCTACTGAAGAATATTTCTTATATGTACATTCTTTTAGTAAAGTAAAAGGTACATATAAACAATACAAAGATTTTGTTAGAGTAGATAATCAATTAGTTAAGTATAGGGATCTTGGTAAGTTTATTAAAACTGCATACAATACACCTATCATTAGGCAACCTGCTGTTGCATTAGTATCAGATCCTACTACTAAATATAACTATATAGAAGTAGCAGTAGATGCATATACTACATTAGGTAATGTTACATTAACTTACTATAGAAAACCATTAAGATTTAATACTACTGATGGAGCTAGTAAATGTGAACTACCAGAATCAATTCATAGTGAAATTGTAGATTTAGCAGTTAATATGTTTATTACTGAAGGTAAATATAGATTACAAGTAAAACAACCAAATAATCAACAATAATGAAGTATATTGAATTACAAGCAGCATTTGAATTAGAAATAGATCAATTAGATGACAATCTAACAAAACCTACTACTTCAGATATTGAGTATTGGTTAATGGCTGGATTAGATAAATTTATCAAAACTAGATATTCTGGTATTAATTTCAAGCAAACTGGATTTGAACAAGACCAAAAAAGAATTGATGATCTTCGTACATTAGTTACTAGAAAATCTTATCAATTTACTACATATCCAGAAGAGTATACAGTTACTCTGCCAGATGATTATATGTTTACTGTAGGAGAGACAGCTGTAATATTTAGTTACGATCATTGTTGGCCTGTGGGCCCAAGTGGTCAACCAAGAACTAAAAACACAGATGTGTTAGAAGCCACAGTAGAAAACATAGACAGACAAAGACAAAATACTTTGTCAGAATATAGATTACATGGTAGATCCGCCAGACCATTAAGATTATATGAAGGAAATGAAATTCATTTATATACAGACGGAAATTACAATATAAGAAATTATATTCTCACTTACTTGAGAACTCCTAAAAAGATTAGCCTTACTGATGCACCATTTGATGAGTACACAGATATGCCAGTTGCAACTCACAATGAGATAGTTAAGTTAGCGGTAGAGTTGTATTTGGAAAATAAGGCTAATCCAAGATATCAATCGTATATGAACGAAGTTAGTACAATGGAATGATTATACGAAAAATTTTCTTAGTTTAATCTGACGAGGAAATCTGAAACATGAAAGTAGAAAGATTAAACGAAGCGTTAAACTAAGGATATCCAAAAATAAGTTTAACTAAGCTTGATAAAATTATGTCTGAAACTTATATTTGCTCTGTTTGTAAAAAATACAAAACTGCCTCTGAATTTTCTAAGTGTTCGAGAAACAAATATAGAAATTGTCTAAATTGTACTTGTAAAAAGTGTTTCAAAGATATATACGGAAAAAACAGAAGGCAAGTAAAGGAAAGCGAAGCATTAGATAAATTATTAAAAATAAGATTACATGATGCACAAGTTAGAGCAAAAAAGAAAAATCTATATATAGATATTACTTTAGAGTATTTGAAACAATTGTGGAATAAACAAGAAGGCAAATGCGCTTTAACTAATTTTCCTATGAGTTATCAACAATCAAACGGTAAACGCAATCCTTATAGTTTGAGCATCGATAAAATTGACCCAAATAAAGGTTATGAAGTCGGAAATGTTCAGTTTGTATGTTTTGCTGCGAATATGATGAAAGGTGAACTTTCTTTATCAGAATTAAAAAAATTTTGTCAGGCAATAATAAATAATTAAAATTATGCTTAATCATGTGAACACAGTACTTATTGGTACTGAAGCACCTGCATCTTATACGACAGCAGATGCATTGACAGAAGGTCAGATTGCATTATTTGATCAAAATAGAGCAATTGTAAAAGATGCAGCTGGTGCTAAAGCTGCTAGTTCATTGTATATCGGTGTTTGCGAAGGCAAAGAAGATGTTTACAATGAAGCAGGTACAAAATCAACTAAGTCAGTTATTCGCTTCTCAATGCCTATCATGAAAGGTTCTAAACCTCACATGGTATTTAGTGAATATGTAGCTGCAGCTGAAGATAAAATTGTA